GAACAATTTTGTAGACGACCGTCAATAAAAGAACTTTAGTAGCCCAGTACTTGAGAAAAGTGGTAGACTCCGAAGGCGTTGGAACCATCTTGGTTTTCATGTTTCTATAGTTCAAAATATGCTCTCCAAATGAATGTAGAACTTTATTGAACATGGAAGTTTCCTCCCAAACAGTACTCCAAGTAATATACGCCACGGTGTCCCGCAACAATCGAGTGGTATCAAACTCCGCAACACGACAAAAAGTCATGTATTTAGGAGTATTCAACATGATCGAGATTTCTTGAGTCAAAGTCGACATCTGGTAAGGTTGGCGGTTTTTACCCACCATAGCATTCCCAAATTTCTCCAATGCCTCAGTACACACCCACAATTCCTCATGAGTGATTCCTCGACCAAGCGTATTCCACCAATGTCTCATCCCCTCCACTGTCCAAAAGGATGGCGGGAGGATGATTTTCTTTTGCACCAGATCACATGAACCAAGCGGAACGGGTTTAGGGGGCTCGATAACGGGCCTCTCCCCACCTAAAAATTTCACCGTTATGACAAAAAAGTCACCATACTGTCTACTGACGTCCCAAGCATAACCCTGGTAATTGTTTGTAGAGAGCCACCAATCGTTGGACTCACAAGGAGCCCAAGCCGGATCCGTAGCAGACGCTAATTGGATAAACTTACCTTCTTTCTGCCAGAAGGGGCCTTCTCCATGCATCATACCGCCAAGAGACTCAGATCGATAAATCTGAGTAATGACAACGGCATACGGAATCTTAAAAGTGTTTAGGTTAGTGAAAAACTCTTCCTTTGGAACATAGCAATCCTCCAACAGAACGGGCATCCCCATCGGAACGACGGAGACCCGTTTATGGAGTGCAGCTGCAAAGTTCACGTAGTCCTTGTTCGTTACCAACGGGCGGAACCACGTAAATTTGGTCTTCTCCGGCAGGCGAGCTAACACATCGTTTACTGCAATGCATATCCGCTCTGACCCAAACATATCGATTATTTGGGCGCTACCTGTCTCATCAGCATATTTCATCAACCGGCAGATAGCCTCTCTCTCTGCAACACTTCTCACAAAGTGTGCAATAGGGTGAGTGCTAGCATCAGCCCGCGATTGGTGAGAAAAATTGACTTCATAATCTGTTGCCAGATATTCAAATCCTTTCTTCACACGCAAAGGACGTTCTAACCATAACTTGTTAAAGCAGGCTAACCAATTCATCTTAGGCGCTAAAAGCGGGTTCGACAAATGCTTCCTCAACTTCTCTGCGGATACATTGAAATCCACAAAGGTCGTTGGGGCAGCAGAATTGGTAGTCGGCTCAAGAAATGATTGGATATCCAAATCTTTCGCAGGTTTGACTTGTACCGGTTGAGGTGCTGGCACCTCAGGCTGGGGGACAGCAGGAGGTGGCCCTTGCGGGGCTTGCGGCTTGTCAGCTTCGGGCTTATTTTCCGGCTTCTTTCCGTCCTTCGACTCAGAAGCAGGCTTCCCCTTAGGCTTTGCAGGTTTCTGCTCAACCTTCGGTTTTCGCTCGGGCGCAGGGGCTGACGACCCCGTTTTAGGCGCTTGTGGTTTGCCGGCAGGCTTAGATGCAGCAACAGCTGCAGGTTTAGCTTCTGCGGGCTTTAATCCGGGTTTCCCATTCCGAACAGGTCCTGCCACTTCAGGTACTTTCGGCTGCACTCCCACTGCCAAGCCTGCCACGGTTTTGTCGCGGTAGGTAGGAGAAGCAGGGGGAAGGGCAAGGGGCGGATCAGGATTACCCGCTGGTGTTCCCACGAGAGGCGAGGCCAATCCCTCAACAGACTTTGCAGCAGCAAGCTTGCGCGCGCGTTTAACCGCGCGCTTCGATTGCACTGGTAGAAGAGTGTTGTCAACTTGAGCTGGAGACTCCACGCTCGCAAATCGAGCCGCAGAGTCGTCCAGTGGAATCGGACTTTCTGGTGGTATTGTTTGGTTTGGTGTTTCAATCGATTTAACGTTTGTCCCATCAGCCATGTAATCGTTTT